TTTCTTTATCTCTCTGATCTCTTACTGATTGATCGCGGACTTTGCCGAGAACATCGCGGGCGTTGTCATCACTTTCGAGCTGAACCTCGTCAAACATCCCTTGAGGTGGTTCGTTGAGTTGTTCAAAAACATACCCACCAGCTTTTTCACCAGCAATTGATCCACCAATAGCCCCGCCTACAGTACCCAATGGACCTAGTGCGCTTAAACCTATACCACCAAGCAAACTACCCACAATAGAGCCAGTTGATTCGTACACCGATTTTTTAATGATATAGTCACCCTGCTCTCTAGTAATCAGCCCTTCTTCAACCGTTTTGTTGATTTCCCTTACAAGGTAATACTCAAGACCTGCAGCTATAGCCATTCCCAAGAACGGAATTTTATAAATTTTTGCAGCTCCACCCGCAACCTTGACTGCAGCCATGATCTTTTGACCACCGGCACTCGTAGCCCCCAGGGTTTTGGAGATGACGTTAAATAGTCTTGACTTGATAATATTCTCTGGAGTAACTTTAGCACCAGCTCGTCTAATAGCATCTAGCTCAGGCTTGAATCTTGAAGAAGGCTTAACTCCAGGTCCTCTTCTTGGGCCTGGCTGATTACCTTGTCTTGGTTGGGTATTCTGACCTCCACTATCCGGACGAGCGCCAGCAGCCGCCGAAGCTGCTTTTGCTGCATCATCGGCAGCGCCCGACGCCGCACCACCTGCAGCCGGTGCCTTGGAAGGCATATTTTCACGAATTTTGCCAGCTAGCTTAGCACCGCCAACAGCAGCACTTAGTGCTCCAATGGTTTCAATAGCTGTTTTAAGATCTGGTAACTGTTCAACAACCTTACCAACTTCACCAACGATGTCTTTAATGACTTTATACTTGATCTCAAGATTTTTCAGAATAACGTCGAAGTTTTCTGATAGTGTTTTGAATAGGCCGTTTAAGTTGACAGACATGGTGTGGATGAGGTCTTGAAACATATCCTTCATCACGTTAAAAACAACCTCAACTTGTTGGATTAAAGGCTTAATCAGCTTCCCTACTTCGGTACCCTGAAAGCTTTCAAACATACCTGAAAAGAGACTTGAAATGGAATTTCTCAGTCGGTATTTAACCGAATCGTCCATGTTGTCCCAAACCAAAGATTTACCAATAAATCCAATAATACCTACGGGAAGGGTTTTAGCCAGGCCGGTCAAAATAAGAGACGATAATGATGAAATGCCTGATGCAGCAACACCCGCCGTCCCCTTAATCCCCTTTGCGATGCCAGATATTGCACCTGTCAAAGAGCGCTCAAGAGACTTACCCATTCCTTCAATTGACTTAGACACGCCGATGTTCGACTTGACAATGTTTTTTTCTTCTCGGTTGATACTGGCGAGAATGTTGTTCTGTCTATTAATAGCAGTAGCAAGAGCGGTAAGAGCAGAAAGCTGCTTTGCCTCCATCTGTATAGTTTGACTCGCAACACGAGCCTGTTGCATACGTGCCGCACGCATCTCAGCTAGCTGCTCCGCATATGTTCTTGGGTTTGAACTATTATCCGCCATTCTTTGCTTGTTCCTCTTGTTTTTTGACGTAGTCTATCAGCATCTGAAGATAAATGTCTCTTTCAAAAACTATTAAATCCTCAACCTCGCTGATTGAATACTTGTGGTGCTGAGCCATTATGAAAACCACATGATAGTAGTTTTCTAATGTATTATGACTCAGCGCAACGTAAAAAAATCTTCAAGTGATTTCAATTCGATGACACGATCTGTTCCCTTTGAATTTGTATATTCAATCTTATAATACATCTTCGGCATTGTGTCAAAGAACTCTTCTAAATTCTTAAGTACTGTTGTTGGTAAACTATCGATGAACTCGTCGACCTCTTCTTTGGTACATTCACTAAACTTGGTAACATTATCACCATCAAAGTACATGTCCATACATCCACGAATCATGAAAAACAATAGGTCATCGATGTTTTCATCCTCAAGTAGTGTCCTCATCAGCTTGATGCTTGGGTATTTCATCACGATGCCTGATTCGTCAGTCAGTCTAATAACGTTATTGTGGTTTTCGTTATATACTATCTGTATGTCTTCAGCATCGACCTGAAACTTGTATGTCTGCTCATCTTCATAATCAGTGTATGTTAGATCGATGATGTTATTAACTGATTTTGCTCTCAACCTTAAAAACAAATATTCAATATCAAACGAAGCAAGCTTCTCGGGATCTAGCTTTGATTCTACATCACAGTTCGTAATAACCTGTGCAATTGCATTCACAATGTCGTTCTGCTCCGCACTTTGTTTTGCCATCAAAAGAAGCTTTTCTTCTTTAACAAGGAAAGGTCTAAATTTGCACTTCTCCTTGGTTGATGGTATTGTCAATTCAAATGTTGGGTAAATCAGTTTGGGTAATGCCATATTAACTCCTAATAATATTAATACGCTTCGTACGTAGCGTTTACAAATGAAAAAGTCACGGAAAATTCAGTAATTGAGCTCGAGTCTGCCGAGCTGTATTTAATCTCGCTGATTGACGTTGGATATGCTTGGTGAAAAGAATTTCTTCTCTTCTTAACTAACTTTTTTGACGCTGGGTTGTTTAGGTTTAACAGTGAGCTTACAAAAGGAACACCGCCAACAGCTGCTGCGGCAGAGACAACAGCAGATAATATTCCTGACCCGGTACTAGACCCCGTCTCTCCACCCAAAGTGAATACGTTGATTGTTGATTCGTAATCGTCCTTGAACCTTAGCTGATAGGATGTTGACTTACCTGGAGTAGCCTTATTATCGTCTCCAGCTGTGTTGTAGATGAAACGTATCCATTGATTAAAGAAGGCAAACGTTGCATTCTCGTTGTCATTCATAAACGTCATTGTCAAGTCGCTGTATCCACCGTAGCTTGGCATTTTCATCATAGGACCAATACCATACCTTCTCGTTTCGGTTGTTGATAGAAAACGAGAAGGTATAACTACATCTTTGCACATAAAGGTAATCAACTTACCCTTCTCCGACTCTTGCATAATCCAATCGTATGCTGGTAGGGAGAATAGTTTTGGCATGTCAACAGTTATAGCAAAGAGATTCGATCTTTCAAGGTCTCTTTTTGTTACGGCCGCTTTAAATTCGTTGATGTCTAGCATTTATTTTTTCTTGTAAACAAAGTCGTCTAACGGTAGGAATAAAGCCTTTGACCATTCCTGAGGAGGAACGTATAAGAACCTAGACCTGACGTGGTTGTTAAGGTACTGTTTTATGCAAGGTTCAAGGAACTTTATCTTTGCTACAGACTTAAGTAGCCTGTAGTTCATATTGAGTCTAGTTGTTTCTGTAATGGTTCTGTCGTTCGTAAGTCTCATTAAACTATCCAGAAGCTTTGCTCTCTGCAGATACGGTAGATAGTGGAAATTTACACCGTAGAAGCCACCAGGTGCCGTATCAAAAGGAAATATTAATGGATACCTGTCATACAACGGTAACGTGGCTTTGTGCTTAGGATCATAATGAAACAGATACATGCTACCAATACTAATTGATCCAGTTAGCTGAACTGTCTTTGCTTTTCTAATGAATCTACTAGTGTCAATTGTCTTGAGCTTAGCAAACGTATCGACGAACCAACCAGACGCATCAGCAATCTGACCTTTGTCAATTGCCTGCTTAAGCATCTGATCATATGTTATGGCTGCCATTACTTTATTCCTAGCTCGTTCTCTGTAAGTATCTCAAACTTCCAATCTCTGTCTTCGCAGAACTTCTTTGCATATTTCCACTTGGAACTATTTATTCCCCACGTCTTCACTTCGTTGAGATATCTTTTGGTGATTTTGGTCTGTACCTTAGGAGGGGCAGTTTGTATCTTTGGTTTTATCTCAACTACAACGACTTCAATCTTACCGTCCCTTCCTTTTTTCTTTATCCAGAAATCTGGGAAGTATCGATGGATTCGGCCATCAATCGGGGATAAATATGGTATTGAAAATTCTTCACTAGCCCACTGAATGACGTCTGGATGGGTATCAAGATAGCTCATAAATCTACATTCCCAGAGCGAGCGATAAATAATGTTTGTCGGGTCTCCTTTGTATTTCGAAGGATTTTTTGGTTTAAAAAGACCGTTATAGCTCATAGGTAATTTAATGTATATTCCTCAATCGTTAGGATCAGTAACAACTGGAGTGGGTGGCACAGCTTCTGAAAACGCATCAGCTGCTTTGGATAAGGCCAAGTCTGGTTTGTTTAGCAATGGTGGGGTCCTTCCTCAGACACCAAGTATTGCCTCGCCCGCATCGGCGGGGTTACCAGAAAAGGTGGTGGAGGATCGACGTAAAAAATCTATGTTTCCTGATGGATCTCCGCTTGTATTTCCTAGCGACCTGGTTCCAACATATTATATATCGTTCAACGCATTCAAACACTCGCAAGAGCGCCCACAAGAGGCAAAGCGTACGTTTACGTTTGACAAGAGTGTCCACCTTCCTTTACCAGC